CAATAAAGGTGGCTTATATCCACAAGGCTCACAATATCCCCATTGTTCTGTTTTTGGGTTAACAATATGCCACGGAAGATTACTTTGCTCACAACTAATTTTATCTGCCTGACTAGGAACAGGAGGTGTTATAGGGTGACTATGAACAACGGCTGTTATCTCCCCAGTATTATCCGCTTTTACATAATCTTCTGGATCAATAATAAAACATTGATGATCTGTCATTGAAAGATTACGACAGGGATAATATCTTTCTTTTCCTCGAATATTTAACAATAAACCACAAGACTCTTTAGGATCTTGGTCTTTCGCATGAGCAAGTGCTTCTTCTTTCCAATTCATGCTATGAACGTACCAATCGAAGGAAATTCTGTTCTAGTACATTGTCTTTTAGGTGCTCTAATACCAGCAAGATCAAAAACAGCAGCTAATTCAAATTGTACGACCTCTCTATTCTCTGATGATTTTCTATCTATTTTGTAAATTTCTTGAGGAAACTCTGCTGTAGGGTCTGGTGTGCCTAGTGGATTTACCTGTTGAGTTGTAGTGGTTGTAGTATCTTGAGTCGTTGTATTTGGATCGTTCATCGTGATTGTATTACCCATTCCATTTCCATGAACTGTGCAGTAATATCTCAAATCATTTGGAGCAGAAGGATATGCTGGTTGGTAAGTTACTGTAGCTCCTGCATTTCCAGCAGTTCCAGATACAGTTGTTGTCTGTGCTCCTCCAGCGTCAGATTTTATTGCTAGAGGGTGTCCACTATTTGAAGAATCTGATTGGTCAAAAATATAAGTAGAACCTCTCTTCATTGTCAGAACAGGATAATTA